TCTGCGCAGACCCACCCGTGCAATAGCGGACAAAAGGGTGCTACGCTCATGGGGTTGTCTACCGGTATCGCTTACGTTTGTGGTAGCTGCGCTTGCAACTTGCACCAGGCGTTCTGTTCTCGCCACGGTGCTGCCCCCCCCTCCTTCACCGCCGACTTTTCTTCAATTCTCGCCTACTTCGCCTCCATCCGCGACGAGATCCTCGAGATGTTTATCGAGGCTCGCGCAGAGTGGCAGGATGGTTGGCTTGAGAAGTGGCCCGAGCGCAAGCGTGAGGCCATCATCAAGTCTCAGGAGGACGACGAAGTCCTGCCTGATGAGGTCCGCTGCTTCATAAAGCGTGAGTGCGCCCACAAGGCGCCCTCCAAGGCGCGTATGATCCAGTGCTACCCCAACCTCGCCACCCAGTCCGCGTATGGTCCGGAGTTTTTCGCGCTGCAGAAAACCTACACGAAGTGGTTTTACCGTCGTGAGGTTTTCCCGGGTATTCGGGTTACGTTCGGGTCTGGCATGAACTCTGACGGGCTGGGTGACTGGCTCGACGAGGTTCTCCAAGACGTCCCTAACCCCCATATCTATGAGCGCGACGGCAAGAATTGGGATTCCACGATGCAGGCGCCGCACCTCGGCGTGCGCCTTGCCGCCTACGATGTTGCTGGCCCGGGATTTAAGGAGTTTTGCAAATCCGGGTTTAGCGTGAAGGGTCGCGCGCCTCGCGGCCCTTTTAAGTATCGCCTGGTCGGGACTGTTAAGTCTGGCCATAACGATACCACGCTCGGCAACTCGTTGGTGAACTCTTCGATCGCCGCCTCCGCCATGCGCCAGCTCGGCTTGCGTGGCGACATCATCGTCGCGGGTGATGATCTCTTGATCATCATCGAAGGCGATTTCGACGCTGACGCGCTCGCCGCCATCGAGCGCTCGTTCGGAATCGTCCCCGAGTACCGCAAGTTCGATGACATCCGCGATGCCAGCTTCATCTCTGGTATCTGGATGCACGCCGATCGTTGGGTGTTCGTGCCTAAGCCCGGCCGCCTGCTGGCGCGCCTTTTCTGGACTGTGAAGGATGTCCCTCCCAAGCGCACTGCTCAGTATCTCAACGGCATCGTTTGCGGCCTCCGCCCCACCTGCGGCTCAATGCCCGTCATTGGAAGCTTCCTGGACGCGCATTTCACCGTCGGTGTCGGCGTCGACGAATACGCGGCGTGGCAGCATCGGGTCATGCTGCAAACCACCCGCGGTCCTGGGGACCTCACCCAGGCATTCTGCGACCGCTATGGCCTAACTCGCGGCGAGTTGCGTGACGCCGAGTTTCTTCTCCGCTCGTGCGCTCACAAATGCGGCATCGTGTCGCACCCGGTGCTCGACCGTATCTGCGAGGTTGACCTCGCGGACGTCGAAGACCGCCCGCTCGCTCGCGACTGGTAAGGACCCACTCATGCCCTGAGTGGGCATAGTGCGCTCCACGACACTACCAGTACTAGTGGAACTGCCGAAGAAAGGAATAACCAGGTCTATCTTCCCATCGTTTTTCAACGCGTACCTCCAAGTACCTTCGTGCTTTTCGCAATGCAGCACACTGGCGCTTACTCCTCGCAACTCGAAGCCAAGCTGAAGTCGTTCG